CAACGCATCGCCGCCGGGGTCCGCACCGCGATCCAACCGCCAGCGACCACGAAGTCATTCGACCCCGCCTTCACGATCATCAACCAGACCATCGCCAAGGGCGACGCGGCGATCACCGACCCGTACTCGCAATCGCCGTGGGTGTACGCAGCGGTGCGCGCGCTCGGCAGATATACCGCCTCGGTGCCCATCGTTATTCGCACGGGATCGAAGCGCGGCGGCGAGGGCGATGCGGTCGCCGACAGCGACCCGTGGCAACGCCTATTCGACAAGCCGTCTCCGCTCGCGTCGACGTACTCCCTCCTCGAGGGCATCTCGTCGTTCCTCGACATCCACGGCGAGGCGTTCATCGTGGCGTTCGGCGAAGGCGCGGCCCCGTTCAAGAAGGGGCAGATCCCCCGCGAGTTGATGCTCATCAACCCGGCCTACGTCACCGTCAACGTCGACAAGCGGTCGAGCCTGGTGCTCGGCTACACCTACCAAGGACCGCAGGGCGGTCAGGTCGCGTTTGCGGCCGATTCCGTCTGCCACATCAAGACCTTCAATCCGAACGACCCGACGCGCGGTCTGTCGCCGATTCAGTCGGTGCTGCTCTCGCTCGGGTTCGACGTGAAGGCTACGGCCTACAACAACGCGCTCCTGTCGAACGGGGCCGACCCGGGCGGCATCCTCTACAGCGACACGCCGCTCGACGTCTCCGAGGTCGAGGCCCTGCGTGCGCAATGGGAGGACCGTCACCGCGGCGCGATCCGAGCGGCCCGTCTCGCCATCCTCTCGGGCGGCCTCAAGTACGAGCAGTCGAAGACGACTCCGAAGGACATGGCATTCAAGGAGTTCATGGACCTGCATCGCGAGCAGATTCTCGCGGTGCTCGGCGTGAACCCGTTCGACGTTGCGCAGACGCCCGAGTACAACCGCGCGGCCGCGCTCGCCGCTCGAGCGCAGACGTGGGAGAACACGGTCGTGCCGCGCCTGCGGCAGATCGAGGACGCCTTCTGGTCATGGCTTTTCGAGCCGTACTCGGTAAGGCAGACGCGCGACACTTGGCTCACGTTCGACTTGACGGGCATCGAGGCCCTGCAGCCCAACATGACCGAGAAGTTGCAGCAGGCCAACAGCCTGTCGATGCTCGGCTACACGGCCGATCAGATCAACGAGCGGCTCGATCTGGGCATGCCCGAGGCACCTGCCGACGTTCTCGATGTCGTCGCTGACGAGACTCCTGCAGGAGCAGAGCCGATTGTCTCGGACGCCACGTCTGTCGCCGAGACCGCGATGAACGGCGCGCAGGTAACGTCGCTCGTCGAGATCGTGCAGTCAGTTGCCGAAGGAACTTTGCCCGCGGATTCGGCGATCGCCATGCTGCTGATCGCGTTCCCGACCATCTCGGAAGAGGAAGCCCGAGCTTTGATTGAACCGGCTGCTGCCTCGACGCCAACTCAAGCCCCGCCGCCTCCGGCACCCGTTCCCTCCGACAGCACACCTCCGCCCGAACCGGAGCAGCGGGGCGTCTTACACCGTCATGAAATCTGCAAGGCCATCGGCAAACAGTTGCCGCGTCAGGTACGCAATGTCCGACGCAAGGTCCAACAACTTCAACAGGATCACGCCAAGGAAATCTTGAAGAGGTTGAGGGATCTTCCCCAGTTCAAAGCCGTCGGCGACCTGCCGGAACTGACCGAGGCCGAACTCAACAAGATCTTGGGAACTCCCAAAGAATGGCGCGAAGCGGCCGAGGAGTATCTCAAAGGGGTTCTTGACCCCGTCGCGACCTACGCTCTGAACTCCGCCAAGACCCAGTTCGGCGGCTTTGAGATCGTCGACATTCGCGATCCGAAGTGGTACGCCAAGGCGGCGTCGCAGACGGCCTCCATGGTCAAGGTCGAGACCAACCGCCGCGAGGCGTTCCGCTCTGCCCTCGTCGACGTGTTCCGCACCGCGGGGGCAGGCGACATCAACGAAATCAGCCGCACGCTCGAGGCCAAGTTCTCCTCGGAAATCCCGTCAAATGCCGACACCGTCGCTCGCACCGAGTCGGCGATGCTGATTCAGAACGTCAAGGAGACAGCCGCGACGGACGAGGGGTTCACCCACAAGACCTGGACGACGGCGGGAGACCTGTCCGTTCGTGCGTCCCACGCCGCGATCGACAACGAAACCGTACCGATCTCCGACAAGTTCTCTAACGGCCTGATGTACCCGTCTCAGATGGGAGGCCCTCCGGAGGAGGTGATCAACTGCCGTTGTGACGTCGTGTACCGAGTGATCGACTAGTTCCCGAGGGCGACATAATGGTTCCCATGGACAAGCGGCAGATGAGGCTCTCGGCGTCTTTCGAGAAGAAGGCGGCAGGCGTCTACACCTTCACGGGCTCGACCGATACCGTCGACCGCGTGGGTGACGTCGTCGAGCAGAACTGGGACCTTGACAACTACAAGAAGAACCCGGTCCTGCTTTACGCGCACGACTACAGCCAACTTCCGATCGGCCGCACCAACCCGTACATGGACGGCGGGAAATTGAAGTTCGACGTCGAGTTCGTGCCGAAGGATATTTATCCATTCGCCGGCACGGTCGAAGCGATGGTCGAACTCGGCTTCCTCAACGCCGTCTCGGTCGGCTTCAAGCCGCTCGACATGGACGGCACGCGCATCAAGCGCAGCGAGCTGCTCGAGCTTTCGATCGTTCCGATCCCGGCGAACGCCGAGGCGCTGATCGAGCGCAAAGGCATGGGGATGCGCCCGATCTACCGTACAGACTTGGACTACGCCGCGAAGATGACGGCGGCTCGCATCGACGAGGCCGTGAATGCGTGGTTCAAGAAGGCCGACAGCGAGGAAGATATGGACGACGAGCCGAAGAAGAAGAGTCTTGAAGAACTCGTTCCGATGATCGACGCGGCGATCGCGCAAGCGAAGGCTGGGGAGATCGACGCAGTCGTCGAGTCCCTCACCGCGATCAACACGATGGTTGCGCTCCTCCTCCAAGAACAGGAGCAGGAGGAAGGCGTCGGCGGTCCCGAGCGTCCAACTGCCAATGACCCGGGCGCTGGCGAAGACGCTCCACCCAGATCCATCGACGAGGAGATGACGAAGTCCGTGCTCGCCGAACTCCAACTCATGCACATTGAAAAGGTCCTGTCGGATCCTGCCGCAGTGGCAAAGGTCTTGCAGGGCATCAAAACTCCCAACTGAAATAGGAGTTGACCATGACCGACCATGTGAAGCAGATCGTCGAAGGCGTCCGCCCGATGATCGAAGTGGTCGACGCGAAGGCCAAGCAGCTTGAGGCCCGTGTCGACGAACTCAGCAGCCAGATGCGCAGCCGCTCGAGCCTCCCCGGTGTCGAGCCGAAGAAGTTCTCGATGTGCAAGTTGATCAACGCGATCTGCACGAACGACTTCTCCAGCGCCGGATACGAGCTCGAAGTCACGACCGAGATGCGCAAGAAGGCGTTGTCCTTCGGCACGGCCGCGTCGGGCGGCTACCTCGTTCCGGACGAAGTGCGCAGCGACCTGCTCACGTCGTTCCCGCGCGCGAACAACGTTCTGTTCAACACGAACGTCCTTCGCATCACGTCGGCGGGTGGCGCTCCGATTCGCATCCCGCGCATCTCGGCGGGTGTGTCGGGCGGCTGGATCGGTGAAAACGGCACGGCAGGCACCTCGCCCAACGCTGCCGCGGATCAGACCTACGCCGAAATCACGCTCTCGCCGAAGCGTTCGTTCGCCGCGACCATCATGTCGAACACGCTGATCCGTCGCGACGCCGCGTCGGCCGAAGCCATCGTTCGCGCGGACCTCTCGGCCGCCGTGATGGAAACCATGGACGCGGGTTACCTCGTCGGCTCGGGCACCGCTCCGGCCCCGACGGGCATCTCGAACGCTTCCGGCGTTTCGTCGGTGACGGGCTCCGGCTCGGATACCGCCGTGAACATGCAGAAGCTTTGGGAAGCTTTGCAGACCGTGGAAACGCAGAAGGGCTCCGTCGAAGGCTGCATCTGGGTCATGCATCCCAAGACGTGGTACTACATGCTCTCGGCTTCGTTCCAGCCTTCGGCTGGCGCTGCGACCAACACCGCGACGTTGATCTACAACGCTCCGGCTGGCAACAGCACGGCGATCGCTGGCTTCAACCAACTCGGTCAGAAGACGCTGCTTGGCCTCCCGGTGTACCTCACGACAAACATCGCGGTCACCGCTGGAACCCCGGACACGTCGACGATCCTACTGTACAACCCGCAGAACACGATCTACGCCGAGTTCGGACCGATGGAAATCCTCGTGACGAACGCCGGCTACACCCTCGGCCTGCAGGATCAGACGATGATCCGCGTGGTCCAGGAGGTCGACTTCGGCGTCCGTCAGGCCGCTCAGGTCGTGAAGATCACTGGCGTCTACGCCGGGCCTTGACCTATGGACCTGACCACGGCGGCACGTGTTGCGACGTTGGTTGTGCCGGGGGAGACCGCTCCCTCGGCATTCAACACCGTCATCGGTCAGGTCATCACGGCGGTGTCCGCAGCCGCCGAACGGTACCTCGGGAGGTACGCGCAAACGACCTCCCGAACCGAGTACCTCACGGTGCAGCCGGGGAAGCGCGTGTATCGCTTGCGCGCTTTCCCGGTCACCACTCTCACATCGGTGTACCTCGATGCCGACCAGGCGTTCGGGAACGACACCGCGCTGACGTCGGAGGACTACTACAACCCGACGTATGCGGCCGACGGCACGTTCACGCTGAAGTGGTATCCGACCGTCGACGACACGGCCGCACCGAACGCCATGAAGATCACCTACACGGGTGGAATGGGCACTACGACCGCCAACTTCATCAGCGGTTTCCCCGACATCGCGCACGCCATCGACCTTCAGTGCGCGCACATCTACCACACGCGCAACTACGCAGGCACGCTCTCGCAGAGCGGCGACAGCGGCTCGGTGTCGATCCAAACGGTCGACTGGTTGCCCGAAGTTAAGGCCACGCTCGACCGCTATCGGGTCAGGGCGCTGTGATCAGTGTTCAGTTTCAAAACGGCGACGCGATCTCGCGCATCATTCGGAACCTCGGCGAGAAGGCGACGCCTATCGTTCGCCGCGGCTTCCTGCGGATCTCGGGCGAGTTCCTGCTGACGTTCAAGACGACGCGCCTGCGCGGCCGTCCCGGCCTCGTGCGTCGATCCGGCAACCTCACCCGCCAGTTTGACCAGCGCACCGCCGTCCGCGAGACGGGCGCGACGCTCGGCGAAGTGCGCACCACGATCGGCGTCTACGACAAGAAGACCGTGCAGTACGCTCGCGTCCACGAGTTCGGCACGGTGGGTAAAGGCGGTCGGCTGCCCGACATCGTCCCGCGCAAGGCCAAGTTCCTGCGCTTCCCGGTCCGCGACCCGGGCACGGCGACCCGCCCGAAGGCGCGCTCGTCAAAGATCGTCGCGTGGGTCAGCACGAAGAAGGTCAGCATCGAGCCCCGCCTAGGCTTCTTCGCGACGTGGGCGAAGTTCACGAAGAGCGAGGTGCCCAAGTTCCTCGAGCGCATCGCCGTCGACCTTGTCAACGAGTCGGTCAAAAAATGAAGGCGACTCTAACACTCACGAACAACACGGGCACCTCGGTGCCTGCGGGCTACTCCGTCGACGTGGCCCAGCCGACGTCGTTCAACCACGCCACGCTCGTCACGGCCTTGCGGTCGAAGACGAACGGCTACGACATCCGAGTGCTCGACAGCGACGGCACGCTCGCCGGGCTGTCGTCGATCTCGAACCCGAACACCTCGACGTGCCGGCTGATCTTCAATCTGACCAAGGCTCTCGCGTCGGGCGGCGGCTCGTCCGTCTACACCGTCGAGTTCACCGACCTCAGCCGCCTGATCAACCCCGCGACGGCGACGGCGGGAGCCACGGTCACGAGCCGCGGCGTCACCCTCACGGCCTCCTGGTCGATCCCGGCGGTCACGCTCCCGGTGCCCGGCTACCCGTACAGTTTCACCCGAGCCGACGCCGTCGACGAGTTGTCGTACCCGTCGTTCCCGACGACGCGCCGCGCTCGTCGTCACACGAATCCGACGACGATCATCGAGGCCGCATGGGTGGCGATCGCCCCGGAAGAGTTCTACGAGATCCGAGCGTTCAACCACGCCTACGGAGGAGGCTCCGGGACGTTCACAGAGGCCGCTGTGTCGTGGCTTGACGCAGGAACCTACCGAGTACAGCCGAACAGCCTACGGCTCGTCCAGGAGGCGCGGCTGGCCTATCGCGCCAACGTGACCATTCTGAAGGTGCCGCTATGACGACCGCCTACCGTGAGACCGTGTTGGCCGCCTTGCAAGGCAAGCTCGACGACATCGTCACCGACGCGGGGCGGACGTGGGCGCAGACGGTCGCGCCGCGCGTCGTGCGCGTCCGGCAGAACGCCGAGGCCCTGCCGCTCGTGCCGACCTGCTACATGGGCACAAAGGACGAGGCGATCGAGCGCCGCGAGGCCACGTCGAACTACGTCCTGTACGTCAGGTCGCTGACGGTCCTGCTCGAGTACTACGTCCAAGCATGGGACGTCGACCTCGAGTGCTCGAACATCGTGCACGACGTCGAGTTGGCCTTGGCTGACTGGACGCTCGGCGGGGTCGTTGACGACATGGCGATCACGGCCGAGCGCACGCTGATGGGCGACCCCGGACAGCCGCTGTGCGGGGTCGAGTTTACGGTGGTCGTAAGATATCGAACGTCGAGCGCGGATCCGTCCGCCCGACGCTGAGGCACCTACATGGCACTGAACAACGTTCTCCTCGCTCGGCTTGCTCAGATCGGCGTCACCGTCG